AAATTCTTATCCTGTTGGTGATGTTTTTGGTATTGACATATATGAAGTTACACATATAAACACAAATCAAGCAATATACGTTACTGCTGGAGAATTAATCAAATGATAAAATTCAAATCATTTTTCGACCTATATAGAGAAGCATTACAAAAAGAAGATGCTCCAGCAAATTCTGTTGCTCAAGGCGGTGTTTCTCTGCCACCTACAATGAAACCTAAAAAAATGGATAGGCGTTCTAAGTATCATGTTGAGAAAATGTACAAGAGAGCGCTAGGGAAAAAATAATGTTATCACTATTAGGATCACTACTAGGCTTTGCGGGTTCTGCCGCGCCAGCAGTTATGGATCATTTTAAGTCAAAGCAGAACAATAAATTAGAATTAGATAAGATGCGTCTTCATGCAGAGCTTCGTAAAGAAGGCTATGATTATGACATGAAGATGTTTGATAAGCAGGCTGCTGATAATGAGCATCAGCGACTTATTGCACATGACACAGCAATTATGCAATCAACCGGTTGGACATCTGTACTACAAAAATCAGTTAGACCAGTGATTACTTATGCATTTTTTGCATTGTTTGCTACTATTGAAATTACATTATTAATGAATGCTTTGGAAATGGGTACTCCATTTGACCAAGCCATACAGCTTTTGTGGGATGAAGACACAAAGGCAATATTTGCTGCTATTATTTCCTTTTGGTTTGGTAGCCGCGCAGTTGAGAAAGCGAGAAGTAAAAAATGAAAATAGACGAACAAATTATCAACGCCGCCATGACATCAGCCCAAGGCGATATTGAAATCCATAAGACAAATATTATGATATATCTAACAAATCCTGCTGGTATTGGAGAACACTCTGATGTAGTAGAAGCTGTTAATGCAGAGCTATGTAAACTAGCCGAAGCAGACGACAGATTGGAAATGATTAGCAAATATTTCAAATAATAGCTAAAAATAGTGGCTAAAAGTGCCACTATTTTTTTGTCTAAAATGCTGATATACCGTTAAATTAATGGTGTACAAATACAGCGTTTTGATATATAATAGTACTATCAAATTAAAAAATCAAAGGCAACCGGACAGAATTCTCTAGTCCGTATAAAGGCTATTACTTTTATGAAAATTAAAATAGATAAAAAGCGTGATTCGCTATTAGCAGGTTACGCTGTAGGAATGCTTAAAGACTTTTACATGCGCGACAGTGAAAAATCGCCGCAAGAAGCATATGCTCGAGCAGCAGAAGCTTGGTCAACTTTTCACGGTAAGCTAGATGAAGATTTAGCAGATCGTCTATATCATTATGTAAGTAATAAGTGGTTTATGTTTGCATCACCTGTTTTATCTAATGCCCCTAATGGAACAAAAAAAGATAAAGGTTTGCCTATCTCTTGTTTTTTAACATATGTACCAGACACACTTGAAGGGCTAATTAGCCACAGTTCTGAGCTACGTTGGTTATCAGTATTTGGTGGTGGTGTAGGTGGTCATTGGTCTGACATACGTGCTGTATCTGATAAGGCACCAGGACCTATTCCGTTTTTGCATACCGTTGATGCTGATATGATTGCATATCGCCAAGGTAAGACACGTAAAGGTTCTTATGCTGCTTATATGGATGTGTCTCATCCAGACATTGTTGAGTTCTTAAATTTACGTATCCCTACAGGCGATGTACAACGTAAAGCATTAAACTTACATAACGCCATTAATATTACAGATGAGTTTATGGCAGCTGTAAGTCAAGGTAAAATGTTTGACTTACGTGATCCTGCTACAGGTGAAGCTACTGACGAAGTAAACGCGCGGAAGCTATGGGAAAGAATCCTTGAAGTGCGGTTTCGTACTGGAGAGCCATATCTAAATTTTATTGATACGGCTAACTCATATCTACCACAAAGTCTAAAAGACTTAGGGTTAAAAATTCATGGATCTAATCTTTGTAACGAAATTCATTTACCTACATCTGCAGATCGCACCGCTGTCTGCTGTTTGTCGTCTCTTAACTTGGAGTATTTCGATGAGTGGAAAGGTACCACTATTGTCGAAGATATTATCACTATGCTTGACAACGTGCTCGAATACTTTATTGAATTTGCACCAGACTCTATATCAAGAGCAAAGTATAGTGCCGAACGAGAAAGGTCAATTGGGCTCGGAGCAATGGGGTTCCACTCACTCTTACACAGACACGGAGTTTCTTGGGAATCAGAAAAAGCACAAGAAATAAACGATGTAGTCTTTAGTACAATTAAAGAAAGAGCAGTTACACAAAGTAAAAGACTTGCGGAACAAAGAGGAGAATACCCAGATGGCACATCTACCGGTTTACGGCACTCACACCTTATGGCTATCGCACCTAACGCAAGTAGTGGAATTATTTTGTCAACATCACCAAGTATCGAACCACTTAAAGCAAATGCATACACACACAGAACAAGAGCAGGAAGCTTCCTTGTCAAAAACAAATACTTAGAAGAAGTACTCGAAAGGTATGGTATCAACAATGAAAGTACATGGACTTCAATCATTACGAAAAAAGGTTCTGTTCAGCATTTACCGGAGCTTACCGAAGGAGAAAAGGCAATCTTTAAGACAGCTGACGAGCTCGATCAAAACTGGGTCGTGCAACATGCAGCAGACAGACAGAAGTACATTTGTCAAGGACAAAGTGTCAACCTGTTTTTCCCAGCTGGGGCAGAAAAATCATATGTCAATAGAGTCCACCTTAAAGCGTGGAAAGAAGGACTTAAAGGACTTTATTATCTTCGGACAGAAGCTAAACAAAGAGCTGAGACGGTCTCTGATAAAGTAGAACGTGTAGCTCTACAAGAAGATGATAGAACAATCGTATATGGAAAAGATGATTGTCCATATTGCGCAAAAGCAAAAGAAGAATTGGAATTAAGAGGAATTCCTTTTGATTATATTAATCTTATGGAATTAGGTAAAACTGCTGCTGAAGTTACAGGCAGAAAAGTAAAAACAGTTCCACAAATATATGTAACAGGAAATTATGTAGGTGGATATGATGAGCTTATGGCTTTTCTTAATCAGCCTATGTCAATAGAAACCGGCGATGAATGCCGAGCATGCGAGGGTTAAATGTCACTACTAGAACAATCAAAAACATACAGACCATTTCTCTATCCATGGGCAGTGGAACTTACAAAAAAACATGAAGAAATCCATTGGGTGGAAGATGAGGCTGAATTATCAGAAGACGTCCAAGATTGGAAAACAAAATTAACAACTGAAGAAAAAGATTTTATTACTCAAGTCCTTCGGTTGTTTACACAGTCTGACGTTCAGGTTGGTGAAAACTACCATGAAATGATGATTCCAAGATTTAAGAATAACGAAATACGTAATATGCTATCATCATTTGCTAATCGTGAAGGTGTACACCAAAGAGCATATGCTTTGTTGAATGATACACTTGGCTTGCCAGATGAAGAGTTTCATTCTTTCTTAGAATATTCTGAGATGGCTGATAAACTAGATTTTATGTCTCAAGGTAATATTAATACGCAAACTGGCCTTGCACTAGTTTTAGCCCAATCTGTATTTAATGAAGGTATGTCACTGTTTGCATCTTTTGTTATGCTTCTCAACTTCCAACGGTTCGGTAAGATGAAGGGTATGGGCACTATTGTAGAATGGTCTATACGCGATGAAACAATGCACGTACAAGGCAATGCTAAGTTATTCCGCGAGTTTTGTGAAGAGCATCCTAGAGTTGTGAATGATGAACTTAAATCTAAAATTTATGAAATGTCAAAAAATGCTGTAAGACTTGAAGATAACTTTATTGATTTAGCATTCAACGGTTCAGCTGAAATTCAAGGCTTAACTAAGCAAGAAGTAAAAGACTATATTCGTCATATTGCAGACCGTAGATTACTACAGCTTGGTATGAAGCCAGTATTTAAGCAAAAAGACAATCCACTTCCTTGGTTAGATTGGGTACTTAATGGTGCTTCTCACGATAACTTCTTTGAAAAGCGTGTCACCGAATATTCTGTAAATGGAATGGAAGGCGATTGGGGCTGGGAAGATGAAGCTGCATGATAAAAGAATGGCGTATTGAGTGCGATGAATGTGAAGAAGAGTCTAGTGTACAGGCTGATGTAGACGTATCGTTTTGTCCGTGTTGTGGAAGACGAGCGATTGCTACACTATTAGAAGAAAAGCTAGAATTTGAGGAAGAGGAATACTAGTTGTGCTTAAAAAGATCCGAGAGTATTTCAAAAAATTAATTGAAAAAATGGAGTCAAAGAATAAGCCTCCTAAATACCTCGGTGGCCACAAAGACTAGTAATATATAATTGTATGACATGGTTATACAATGAACAAATATTTGACGAAACCCCAGAAGAATATCAGGGTTTCGTTTACTTAATTACAGAAATAGACACTGGTAAAAAATACATTGGCAAAAAGAATTTCTGGAAGCCCAAGACTTTGCCTATCACGAAAACCCGTAAAAGGCGAGTCAAAACTCGTGTTGAGTCTGATTGGAGAACCTACTACGGATCCTCCGTTACAGTTCAAAACCTCATCGAAGAAAAAGGTAATAACAATTTCTCCAAAGAAATTTTAAGACTATGTAAGACTAAAGGTGAAATGTCTTATTTTGAAGCGAAAGAGCAATTCGACAGAAATGTATTATTTTCTGAAGAATATTATAATGAATTTATAGGATGTAAAATACATGCCAAACATGTCAAGCTTTAAGTATGTAACTAGAAACACGGTTAACACAGCTCTTAAAATAAATGAAAATATAGAACTTGAAGAACATGTTGTTCAAGATCAAACGTATTTCAAAATTAAAAATATATTTGTAGATCCTGAAGCTGCAATAGAATATTTACAAAATTGGCCTGTACTTGCTCCACCTGATTATACGTACACTCCAGGAGGCAGGCAAAACTTTACACCTATTGATGTGGCACCTTTAGTTAAAGCATACGCCAAAATTGCTGATGCTATTAATTCTGTTGAAGAGCCACATAGCCCTACATCGT